CTACTGAGACTGATATTCAGTTTTTTGGGTGTCATGCAAAGGTGCTGTGACAAGGCTATTATACCCGCTTCCACCGCAAATTGCAAGTGCGCAAGGGAATAAAACCCTGTCGGGGCAGCACTGTAAAATGCAGCTGGCGCGGTTGCATTTTACAGTGCTGAAACAAAGAAAAAGTCGCGGCAATATACTTGCCACGACTCTTTTGGTGGGACATTGCGCACAGCGTCCGAACATTTCACCGCGCACAGCATCGTTGATTTCTTGCATCCGCACGACCACCTTACCATTATCGGTATAATTAAATGCAATGTCAAAGTGATCGTCGTACAAATAGATGGCATTGACAAATGTCTTAATCAGCCGCTTTTGGCTATCACGGTCTGCCATATCCAGCGCGGCTATCTCTTGTAGGAAAAACAGAATCATATCCCGTGTGAGCTTAAAGCCCCCAGCCAGTCCCGCCTCAGCGCGGGCTGCACTGAGGGCTTGTTTTTGGTCTGTCAGTTCATCCATGCGGGTTTTCGTCATCTCATTGATGATGCCCATTTCGATGGCTTTCATCACATTGGAGAGCGCCCTATCCACATCGGCTATCTGCTTATCCAGTGCCTTGATGGTATCACCGGATGTATCGCTGCGCTCATAGGCGGCCCATACCTGATCGGCGATATTTTCCAGTGTAGCCGGATTTTCTAGCAATTTACCGATAGCCCTAAGCACCAGCGGCTCAATCACATCTTGTCGCACCGGTTTTTTATCGCACGACTTTTTCTTTTTGCGGTTCAAACAGGTATAGTAGCTGTGTTTGATGCCGTTGCGCCCGTGGCCGCTCTCCCCCACCATCATAGCGCCGCAATGACCGCAGAACAGTTTATCCGTCAGCAGATACTCGGTTTTAGACCATACCCGCGCGGGTGCGCGGCGATTGACCTTGAGCATTTCCTGCACCTTATCGAATGTGGCCCGGTCTGTCAGCGCGGGCATACCGCCCTCATTGCGGATGTCGTGAAAGATGTACACACCGGTGTACTTCTCATTTTTCAGCAGGCGGTGCAGGCTGTTGACGGTGAACTCGCTACCGCGAGTTGTCCTGATTCCTTGTGCGTTAAGCCACGTAACGATTTCCGAGATGGTCTCGCCGTTGGCGTATCGCTTAAAAATTTCTGTTACATACGATGCGGTTTTGGGGTCACTTTCGTAACGCTTAGTCTCTGGATTAACTATATACCCCAGCATTTTGTTTCCACCGATGGACATTGACTTCTTGGCACTCTCACGCTGACCCCGGCGCACATTTTGCGCCAGCTGAAGCGAGTAGTATTCTGCCATGCCCTCAAGCACCGAGTCCAAAATAACGCCCTCTGGGCCGTCTGGCACATCCTCTGCAACGCGCTCCACCCTAACCCCGTTCTTTTTACAGCGGTAACGATTAAAGGCGATTTCTTCACGGTTACGACCGAATCTGTCAATTTTCCACAGCAGGATGACTCCGAATTGATGCATGGCGGTATCGGACAGCATCTTTTGAAATTGCTCTCGATCATCATTGCGCCCGGTCATCGCCCGATCAGCATAGACATGGATAATCGTGTAGCCATGCTGTTCTGCATACTTCTGCGCTGCTGCGATCTGTCCCTCGATAGATTGCTCGGTCTGCCCGTGGGAAGAATACCGTGCGTAAACAACGGCGATTTTGTCAACCGAACTCAAACTGTCACCCCCCTTATTTAACGAAAACAGCCTCAAATTTGCGTTTAATGGCTGAAAAACGATTACTATTTTAGGAAACCTAAAACTGCAATAAATAAGGCACCGAATATAACTGTCGCTACTACAGAACCAATCTCCCCGTTATTGAGTTTTTTATACTCGTTGTCGAGGTCTTTTTGCGTGGTGAAATCAAAAGTGAATCCGCAATCTTCGCAGTATGCCATATTTTTACGCTGAATTTTCTTTTCTCCCGATGCGAATCCAACATTAGCCACTCTTGTAGCACTTCCCGTAGCAGTTGCTCCGCTGCTCATGTACTTAAATTTTATGCGCTGACTGCCGCACATCGGGCATACCCGTTCTGATGGCTTGGATTTCGCAATCTTACGCTTTGCAAGGGCGCATCCTATGACAAGAAAAAGAGAAAGCATCAACGCTATTGCTATCACTGCGATACCGAGCATCATATATAGCGCTACGACAATAATTATCGATATGAGTGTAATCATGATTTATACCTCCATTTTGCTGTTAATTTCCCGCGTTATATTCTGGCAAGCCCCGGCAGATGCCTACAGCCACACCTTCGATGCGCAAATCGTTTATTTCTTCTTTCGTGTAGGTCATCGGCGTAAACCGTGGATTTTCTGGCTGTAAAATCACAGTGTCATCATGCCGATAAAAATGTTTGAGCGTTGCTTCATCGTCAATCAGCACCGCCGCTATCTGCCCGTTTTCGACGCTAGGCTGAGAGCGGATGCAGACCAAATCACCGTCCTGAATTGTCGGGGACATCGAATCACCCTTGCATACTAAAGCAAAGTCGGCTTTCCACAAAGACGATACGCCTATATACCGTTCTATGTTTTCCTGCGCCAGAATCGGAGTGCCGCAGGCAATGTTACCAATCACGGGAATGGACTTTGTATTGGGCAACGGGATGAACCCTTTAGGGATAGCATTGTCCTTTTTAGTGTCTTGTCGCTTAACACTCTTATCCTCCGTCCATCCGGCAATGTACGCGGGGGTAGTTTCAAGCGCTGCCGCAAGAGGTTCGATAACGCTCACGGGCATACTTTCTATGTCGCCGTTTTCGTATCGATACACTGTGGCCCGATTCTTTTTGATGCGTTTTGCAAGATCATCTACCGTCAAATTGAGTTCTTTTCGCCGTATTTTTATTCTGTCTCCTGCTGTCATATTTTTACCACCCCATGCATTTATTTGCGATTATTATACCACTTATTTCGCAATTTTGCAACTGCTCAATCTCTTTTTGTGAAGTTTTTTTTTGAAATATGCGAAAAATATGTTGACAGGGATGTTTGCAAGTGCTACTATGTAGACATCGCAGATAAGCGACACGCCAGAACAAGAAGGAGGTGCAAATCGTGGTAAATGTTAATAAGCTCAAAGGGGCCATTGTTGAACACGGCATGAATATTGAAATTCTCGCCGATAAAATCGGCATGGATAAGAGCACGTTTTATCGACGTATGCAGGCGAATGGAGACACTTTCACGCTTAAGGAAGCCAGCGATATCGTCTCAGCTCTAGGTTTAACCGCTGAGGAAGGCACGCAAATTTTTTTTGCCAAAGAAATCGCATAAACGCGACTTTCGATAAGGAGGTACAGCATGGGAGAAAACAAAATTCAAATATTTAATAATCCTCAGTTTGGACAACTCCGTACTCTTGAGATTGATGGCGAGCTGTGGTTTGCGGGTAAAGATGTTGCCGTTGCGCTTGGGTATGCAAAACCGGAAAACGCACTTGCGGCTCATGTTGATATAGAAGATAAAACCACAACCCTAATTCAGGGTGGTGGTTCTAACTACAAAAGCAAAACAACCATCCACTAATGAAGATCAGAACGGCATCATTGCCGATGCCTACGACTACGCATGGGATGCCTATGACCGCTTGATTGAGGCTGGCACGGAAAAAGAGGACGCGCGGATGGTTCTGCCCAACGGCGCCCCCACTGAATTGTGTATCTCCATGAACGCGCGGGCGTTGATTGAGGCCAGCTATTTGCGGATGTGCCGTAGGGCGCAGTTTGAAATCCGCTCCCTGTTTATGGCGATGCGGCGTTGCGTTGCCACCGTTGCCCCCGACATTGCAAACATGATGGTTCCGCAATGCGAAATCAACCCGCAGTATCAGTTTTGCACCGAGGCTAAGTCATGTGGCAAGCATCCCCGCCTGCAGGATGTGCTGGCAACGGCTACACAACAGCAGAGTGAGGAGGCTGACAAGAAATGAACAAATACACGATGTACGCCTGCGAGTTTTGTGGCAAAGAGTTTAGTTCTGCATCCGAGTGTGAACAGCATGAAGAATCTCATGACCACGATTATAGCTTTGATGCTGATACAGTTATTATTCAAAGGCTTCGTGAAATGAAAAGTGGATGCTATGACTATCGCATCGGTAACACAGTCATGGGTATGCCTATCACAGCCTTTTCGAGTCTTATTGAAACTGCCGCCAATAGGCTTGAAGATTTGAGTAATGATGCCATCAGCAACGATTTTTAGCAAAGAAATGAGGTTTACTGAAAATGAAATGTCTGTATAAAGTACCGTTCAGCGGCTTTTTTATGGCCTATGCCGAATCTGCCGAGGAGGCAAAGAAGATGTCCCCCGATGATGGTGAGGTTATTTATTCTGAGCAATCCACGGGAGAGGTCGAGGCTTGCCCCGATGGCGCGTCCATCCCGATTGATGAGCATCACTGCCTGTTCATTGAACCGGCAGATGAAGATTTTGACGAGGGCATCACTGAGGATTGGGAGGATGAGCTGTGAACACTGATATTGTTTGGGGCGGTCTGCTGGTGCTGGGTACTGTCTGCGCTACGATTCAGCACTACATCACCAAAAAGAGCGCGGAATCTGAAATCGCATCCCTGAAAACGCGCCTTGAGTTCGCCAAGCAGGAAACCCGCATCTGGAAAACCACCGCATATCGCCATGCCGATGAACGAAATCACGCTGTCCGCATGGCCCAATACTGGCGCAAACAGGCTCTCAACGAACATTTTGGTTTTGAGCCGGAAAAGGCAGCCCCGTCCCCTACTGTGGCTGAGGTCGTAAACGAAATGATGCGATATGACGCGCTGATTCAGGCTACAGGCTGGGCGCCCGCTGACAGCCCCGCAGACGCCCCGTCTGAGGGCGAAACAGTCACAACAACAAAGGTATCGGACGAAGCCGAAACCGCCACACAGAGCGCCGCTGTGGGCGCAGAGGAGGGCGACCATAGTGATTGATTTTTCTGTCGATGAACGGGCGTTCAACTCCCGCAACAATCCTTACTACAACGATAAAGGCTATGCTGACCCTACCGCCTATCAGGGCATTGAGGCGGCAGCAACCAGTGAATACCGGGCACGGTTCGATGCTATCGCCGCGCTTATCCACACGGTCAAGTACATTTGCGGGCTGGCGGGGTTTGAGGTCGTAGGCCGAATCACCCTGCGGCACAAGCAGAGCGGCGACATCTACAAGTGAGGAGGAAATCTGAGATATGGCTACACCGAATGAAAAAGAGGATGCCGAGGTTTATCCCGTAGTCATCCTCGACCCGAACGGCAACGATTACACAAAGGGCATCGCGGCATGGCTGACGGCCATTGCAAAGCAGAATCCTAAAAATCTGGTGTGCATCGCCCGTGGCATCGACCCCGAAAAGCCGGAGCAGTCCGTGTACACGCTCATGCGGTGGGAAACCAAGGGCATTGAGCTTTCTGAAATTGCCGGATACCTGACATCCGTTGCATCTGAACTGTTCAGCCGTGAACAGCCTAACAGCGAAACCCCATTATAACGATAAAGCGAGGAAAACGGTCATGCAATTCGATAGACAAATTACCATCACCACCGGCGCATCCCGAAACGATCTCAACTGGAAACCTCAGCTGATGACCGTGGCAGAGCTGTATGACCGCCTGCGGAATCCCGTCCGTTCAACGGAAACGCTCGACGCATATATGCACCTGCCGAAACCTCAGCAGGACGCATTAAAGGATGTCGGCGGGTTCGTGGGCGGCTCTCTCAACGGCGGACGGCGCAAGGCTAATGCAGTGACCGGGCGTGACCTTGTGACGCTTGACTTCGATAATATCCCCGGCTGGGGCACCGATGAAATCGTGAGCCGCGTGGATGCCATCGGATGCAGCTATGCGATCTACTCCACACGCAAGCACTGCCCCAATAAGCCCCGCCTGCGCGTCGTAATCCCCCTTGACCGTACTGCTACCCCCGATGAGTACGAGCCACTGGCACGGCGGCTGGCGTGGCTGATCGGCATTGATAAGGCCGACCCTACCACATTTCAGGCGAGCCGCCTCATGTACTGGCCGAGTGCCTGCGTGGATTCGGATTATGTGTTTCGTTGCAAGGATGCGCCGCTGGCATCTGTGGCGTTCCTGCTGGGAACCTACACGGACTGGCGCAACGTGGTCGAGTGGCCGCAGGTTCCCGGCGCTGCCCCGAACTACCAAAAGATGGCACTCAAGCAGGGCGACCCGCTGACAAAGCCCGGCATCGTGGGCGCGTTCTGCCGCGCCTATGACATCCGCACGGCGATGGACAAGTTTCTGCCCGGCATCTATACCCCGTGCATTATGGGCGGCGAGGAGCGGTACACCTATACGGGCGGCAGCACGGCGGGCGGCGCTATCATCTATGATAACGGCAAATTCCTGTACAGCCATCACGCTACCGACCCCTGCTCTATGCAGCTTGTGAACGCCTTTGATCTTGTTCGCCTGCACCTGTACGGCGATAAGGACGACAGCGCCCCCGGCAATACCCCGGTCAGCAAGCTCCCGTCTTATAAGGCGATGTGCGAAATGGCGATGCAGGATAGCGCGGTGCAGGCCATCTACAACAAGGAGCAGTTTGCCCAGTTGCAGGCCGATTTTGGCGCTATCGCTCCCATCCCCGGCAACGGGCCTCAGCAGACCCCCGGCTACAGTGACGGTGCCGAGCCTGTGCAGGGCGAGGTCATCGGCGATGACGGCCAGCAGGCCGACCCCAACGCATGGCTGGGTTATATCCAGCGCGATGAAAACGGTAAAATCAAACAGACCATCGACAATGTTCTGCTAATTCTCAACAATGACCCCCGCCTGTGCGGGCGGTTCATGCTGAATGAGTTCAGCGGGCGCGGCGAGGTGCTGTACCCCCTGCCGTGGGACAAAGACCCCGACAAATTCAAGCGGCGGGCATGGGCTGATTCGGACATCAGCGCAATGTACTGGTACATGGAAAAGGGATACAAGATTACCAAGCGCAACGCCATCGACGCGGGGCTGGACATCCATGCGGTTACACACGCATTTAACGAGGTGCAGAATTTCATCAAAGGTCTGGCGTGGGATGGAGTGCCCCGGCTGGATACCCTATTCATCGACTACCTCGGTGCTGACGATTCCCCCTATACCCGCGCCGTTACCCGCAAGGCGTTTGTCGGTGCTGTGGCCCGTGCGATGGAGCCGGGATGCAAGTTCGATAATATGCTGATTCTGTGCGGGCCGCAGGGCCTCGGCAAGTCCACGCTGCTGGACAGAATGAGCAAGGGCTGGTACAACGACAGCATCCGCACATTTGAGGGAAAAGAGGCATCCGAGCTTTTGCAGGGCGTTTGGCTGGTCGAAGTGGCAGAGCTTGATGCTTTCCGCAAGACCGATGTTTCCCGCATCAAGCAGTTTTTGAGCCTGCGCTATGACCGCTACCGCGCCGCCTATGGCCGCAATGTCAAGGAACTGCCCCGCTGCTGTGTATTTTTCGGCACCTGCAATGTCAGCGATTTTCTGCAAGACACTACGGGCAACCGCCGTTTCTGGCCCGTGGATGTGGGACAAGGCGAACTGATTCACCGCGCATGGGACTTGACCGATGACGAAATCAATCAGATTTGGGCTGAGGCAAAGATGCGCTGGATGATGGGAGAGCCGCTGTTCCTGACCGGCGATTTGGCAGACGCGGCCCGCGCACGACAGGAAGATCACCGTGAGGCATCCGTCCGCGAGGGTCTTATCCGTGATTTTGTGGAGCGTGATGTTCCCACGAACTGGCTTGAGTGGCCGCTGGACAAGCGCCACGACTATTGGGCTGGGGCTTGCAAGGGGCAGGACATCCCGACGATGCCCCGTGACCGCATCTGTGCCGTCGAGGTTTGGTGCGAACTTTTCAACGGTGCCCCCCGCGACATCAAGCAGGCAGACACCCGCGAAATCAACGCCGTGCTGGCAAGCACCCCCGGATGGGAGGCTAACCGGGGCATGAAGTTTGGGCCGTACAAGCAGCAGCGCGGTTATCGGAGATTCAACAGACAGGTGTAATATGTATAAAAATCAACTGACACTTTGGGCCAAAAAGCTGACACTTCCTTATATGCCAAGTGTCAGAACCGTCAGAAGTGTCAGTCAAATATGAAAAAATCGTGAACAAGCGCACTGACACAACTGACACGCAAAATACAAGTGTCAGTTAAAGTGTCAGCCTAAATTTTAACGATGTATCGTTGCAATATATCTATAACTGACACTTCTGACACTTAAAATAAATAAAAATAAAAATAAGTAAAATAACGCGCGTGAGAGCGCATATACCCCCGTATTTACGGGTCTATACGCGCGTGCGCGTGTGTCAGTCAGGTGGACAAGCGCGGCGGCGATGCCGCGAAAAAGATGGGAGGTTATTAGGATGCCGGAATTGGAAAAGGTCATCGAGCGCAAACTGCGTGACGGTGTGAAGAAATTGGGCGGCGGAGCGCAATGCCTGAAATTTGAAAGCCCCGGCACATCTGGGGTGCCCGACAGGATGATCCTGTTGCCGGGAGGTCGTGTCGTGTTCGCGGAGCTTAAGCAGGTGGGCAAGCGGGAGCGGATGCGGCAGATGTATGTACAGAATCAGATGCGGCGGCTGGGCTTTACTGTGTTCAGCACGGTATCGACCCCGGAACAGGTGCAGATGATTCTCAGCCATTGCGAGGAGGTCATGCGGCAAGATGGATTGTAAAGAGTTCCACCCCTACCCCTATCAGCAGTTTTGCATCCAGCACATCATCGATCACCCTGCCGCCGGGCTTTTCGTGGACATGGGCATGGGCAAAACCGTGATGACGCTGACTGCATTTAACTATCTCAAGTATTATGCGTGGCAAATTCGGCGATGCCTCGTCATTGCGCCGAAGAAAGTTGCCGAGGCAACATGGCACACCGAAATTTCAGGGTGGCAGCATCTGCGGCATCTGCGCTGCTCCGAGGTGCTGGGAACAGCTACACAACGCCGCGCCGCGATGGCAGTGGATGCCGACATCTATGTGACGAATCGGGACAATGTGCAGTGGCTTGTCAAAGAGTACGGCAAGGCGTGGCCGTTTGATATGGTCGTGCTGGATGAATACCCCCGATTGGGATTTGTACCCCATTGCTTTCGGCGATGACAGCGACCTGTCCGATGTCGTTTTCCGTGATATGTTCTCGGAGGGCAAGACCTACTATTCCCGCCTTGAGCGGCACACCGTTGAGGGCGATAGAATCAAAATCACGCAGCGGGCCTTTAAGTCCAGTTCCCGCGATGCTCTCGGCAAGGAAATTTCCTTGACAGAAGTACCGCAGTGGAAAGACCTCAAGCCCGTGGTCTATGTCAACAATGTGGATGGACAGCTTTTTGGCTGGTTCCGCGTGGCATCGGCGAACACCGTTGACCCGCTTTCCCCTATGGGCGTGGCTGTGTTCGCCAAGAGCATGGACACCATCAAGGAGGCTGACACACAGTACAGCCGCCTGCTGTGGGAGTTTGAGGGCGGCGAAATGGCTATCGACGTTGACCCGATGGCCTTGCGGCCCATTGACGGCGTTATGCGTAACGGCGCAAAGGCTATGGAAACTCCCAAGCTGAACGAGCGCCTGTTCCGCGCGGTCGATCTGGGCACTGATGAAACATATCATGTTTTCGCCCCGACCCTGCGCGATAGCTCCCTTGTGGCCGGTCTGAACCAAATCTTGATGAAGATTGAAGATCAGTCCGGGCTGGCCCGCGGCACCCTCTCCGATGCCAACACAGAGGCCCGCACGGCCACTGAGCTGACTATCCTGCGCAATCGTACCTATACCACCATTGCCGACAACCAGCAGGCCCTTGAGCGGGCGCTGCGTGAAGTCGTGCGGGCGATGGATAAGTACGCCGATCTGTACAACCTCGCCCCCGCTGGTGAATATGAGGTGTCGTTCGATTGGGATGATTCCGTTATCGCCGACACCGAAACCCAGTTGCAGCAGCGGCTCCTCATGCTCAATAACGGCATGATGAGCAAAATTGAGATGCGTATGTGGTTCTTTGGCGAAACCCGCGCACAGGCCGAAAAAGCCTTGCAGGAAGTCCAGCAGGAAAAGGTCAGCGAAATGCAGGCCGCTATGGCTATCCAGCAGCCTAATCCCGACCAGAGCGATGTCACCGTTCCCCCGGATGATGACGGCGGTGCCGATCAGGATGGGAGCAACCCGGCTACACCGTTCGGGAGTGGCCCCGGCGAGGAGTGATGACCCGTGCTGACCCAGAAAGAGCTTGATGCCGCCGTTCGCAAAATGATTGCGAATCTGGATGAAGTCAATCTGTATTTCATCCAGAAAATAGCGGCACAGATAAAGAAAATCGGTGAGATGAACCCCACCAGCATACACCGTTACACGATCATGCTGGAAATGGGTGCAGACATCGCCGATATTTCCGGCAAGCTCCAAGCCGCAACCCGGCTGACACAGCAGCAGACGGCCGTTGTGTACAACACCGCCTTGCAGGACAACTTTACCGACCCGCGATTCAAAGCCGCGCTGGCGGCGCATCCGCTGCCCCGTGAGGAGAATCAGCGGCTTGTACAGTACACGCGCAACATCGCCGCGCAGACCTCCGGGGCGCTGCAAAACCTGTCCAACACTACGGCCATATCCGTGCCTTATCAACAGGCCATAGATAAGGCCATTTTGAGCGTGTCCACCGGCATGACCGACTACAAATCGGCTATGCGGCAGACCATCAAAGATATAGGCTTGGCAGGGATGCAGGTGCAGTACGCAAGCGGCTATCACCGCCGCCTTGATACCGCCGCCCGTCAGAACATCATTGACGGGGCTTGCCAAATTGCCCAGCACAGCGCCGACGAAATCGGCAAGGCGCTGGGCTATGATGCCGTGGAGCTGTCCGCACATCTCAACAGCGCCCCCGACCATGAGCCGGTGCAAGGTCACATTTTCCTGCTGGCCGAATACGCCAAGATGCAGGCAGGCATGGCCTGCGTGGACGTGGACGGCCATCACTTTGCAGGATTCAAGCGTCCTATCGGCGAGTGGAACTGCGGGCACTTTGCCGCGCCGTTCAGCACCGAATACTCGGTGCGCAAATATTCCGACCACCAACTGGCGGCATGGATAAGGTCAAACCATGCGGGCGTGACTGTCGGCAGCAAAGAGGGTCTGACCCTCTATCAGTGTTCGCAGATGATGCGGAAAATCGAAACCGATACCCGCCGCTGGAAAGATGTTGCCATTGCGGCACGGGCCGCTGGTGACGATGACCTGCGCCGTGAAGCACAGCAGCACATCAACACCCTAAGCGCCCGATACAATCTCATTGCCAAGCAATCCGGGCTGTCACAGCGCCGTGACCGCATGGCAGTGGATGGCTTTAGGGCCATAAAGGTAAGCGCCTGAAACGGCGCTTTTTCTGTGTTATCACGCCGTTTTGGCTGATAAATAAATACCCGGCATTGCAGGGAAATAAATGCGATGGCGCGACGTGCGCGGAGTGGCCGCGCGATTATAAGCTAAATCAATCGCGGCGAAAGGACAATCTTATGGAATTGCTCAAAAATCTGTTTTCCGAGGGCGAGGCACTGACCTACGACCAGTTGACCGAAAAGATCAGCGCGGCGGGCCTGAAACTCGCCAATATCGCGGACGGTTCCTACGTCAGCCGCGATAAGATGGATTCCAAGGTCAAAGGCTTGCAGGGTCAGATTTCCGACCTGCAGGGGCAGGTCAAGCAGCGTGACACCGACATGGCCGAATTGCAGACCAAGTTGACCGCCGCACAGACCGATGCTGACAAGCTGGCATCCGTTCAGTCCGATCTCGCGGCACTGCGTCAGCAGCGCGAGAATGACGGCAAGGAGTGGGAGCGGAAAATCGCCGCACAGGCGTATGAATTTGCCATCCGCGAAAAGGCGGGCGAGGTCAAGTTCAGCTCCAATGCCGCGAAAAGGCAGTTTATCGCGGATGCCATCGCCAAGCAGTTTAAGCAGGACGAGAACGGCAAAATGCAGGGTTACGATGAGTTTCTGACCCAGTACAAGGCCGATGACCCCGGCAGTTTTGTCGTTGACGAACCCGCTCCGGGCAAGAAGGGCCCGTCTATCACGGTTCCCGCAAAGCCCGACGGCGGTACGCACAAACTGAGTTTGTCCGAGCAGATGGCGGCAGCAAATGCCGATCCCAACTTCGTGCCCGATTTCGACTGATCGAGCTACACCAACCGAACCCCTAAAAAATCAATAGGAGGCAAAACCACATGGCAATCTTTGATTCCAAAAACTTCAATGGTAACGTGTTCAAGCAGTATGTTGACCGCGTTCCCAACCTGAACCGCAACGAGCTGATTAAGTCCCGCGCCATCAAAAAGCGTCAGGACATCGCCGACTCCATGAGCGATCAGGTCGGTGGCAACTACGTCACCATTCCCCTGCGCGGCATCATCAGCGGCGCGGTTCCCCAGAACTATGACGGTTCTACCAACATCACCAGCAACCCCACCAAGACTTTCTCCCACTCCCGCGTTGTCGTGGGCCGCGCGCAGGCATGGACTGAGCGCGACTTCTCCTACGACATCACCGGCGGCGAGGATACTCTCGCTGACGTCGCATCTCAGATCGGTGAATACTGGGAGGAAGTCGATCAGGCCACCATCATCAAGATTCTGACCGGCATCTTCGCTATGAAAGATGCTGAGGGCGTGAAGTTCGTCCGTGAGCACACCTACGATGTCACCGGCAAGACCAACTCCGAGGGCGCTCTGGGCCTGATGGACGGCACATCCCTGAACACCGCTATGCAGCGTGCCTGCGGTGATAACAAGGGCGCTTTCAGCCTCGCTATCATGCACTCTGCCGTTGCAACTGGCCTCGAAAATCTCAAGCTGCTGGCGTACATGAAGTACACCGACAAGGACGGTATCGAGCGTGAGCTGCAGATCGGCACCCTGAATGGCCGCGCTGTTCTGGTTGACGACACCATGCCCGCCGTGGAAACTGTCACCACCATGGAGGTGCAGGGCGTTTACACCATCACTGTCAGCGCTGCTGGCGTGAACAGCGACACCATCACCGTGGACGGCCAGACCTATACCTTTGCCACATCCACCTCCACCGCCAACAAGACCCTCAAGACCGGCGATGCCGATGCTGAGGCTCAGGCTCTGAAAACCGTGCTGTCTGCCCAGTATGAGGGCAAGTTCATCGTCACCGTTTCCGGCGCTGTCGTTACCCTCAAGCAGATTTTCGGCGGCGAGGGCAAGCTGCCTGTCGTGACCGTCAATGGCAATGTCAAGGCCGCTGCCGCTCAGACCACCGCAGGCGTGGCTAAGGTGTCTCAGACCCGTTACACCACCTACGTTCTGGGTGATGGCGCTATCGAGTACACCGACTGCGGCGCTAAGGTGCCTTACGAGATGGATCGTGATCCTCATACCAATGGCGGCGAGGACACCCTCTATGGCCGCCAGCGCAAGTGCTTTGCCCCCTACGGCATCAATTTCACCAAGGCCAAGATGAAGAGTCTGTCTCCCACCGATGACGAGCTGGAGGACGGCGAAAACTGGGAACTGGTGAACTCCAACGAGGCCGAGGGCAAGCAGTACATCGCCCGCAAGGCTATCCCCATCGCCCGCATCCTGTCTCTGGCCTGATTTCGGGCCGCTGAGGAGGTTTACACATGGCACACGATATGTACCTCACCTTTGACGAATACAAGGGTTTAGGCGGCACCGTTGATGCCGCTGCGTGGCCTCCGCTGGAATGCGCTTGCAGAAAACGCATTGACCGCTTGACGGATTCCCGTGTCCAGAACATGACCGAGATTCCGCGAGCGGTCAAGCTCTGCGTTTTCGCGCTGGCGCAGATGGAGAGCGTTGTCGGTGCCGTGGCTCAGGTCACGTCGCCCACGGTCACATCGTTCAACACGGATGGCTACACCGAGAATCACGGGAATGTGCCGGATGCCGATGCCGCAGCCAAGCAGATGAACGCCATCGCGGCGGATATGCTGTACGGCGAGCTGGACGATTACGGCGTTCCCCTGCTGTATAGAGGAGTGAGGTAAAATGCAGCTTTGCAATGACACCATCACCCTGTACAACCGGCGATTCGACCCGGAACAGGATTGCGACGTTTACGAGCGTACCATCATCCGGGGCGTTCACTGGTTCAATTCTGATGCGACCACCGTTGACAGCACCGGGTTAAAAGCGGCAAACAAGGTCACAATCCGCATCCCTGTTGATGCAGATTTCGGCGGCAAGGCATATTTGCCCCCTAAGCAGTATGCCGCCGCCGATGACCCCGCCGCCGCTTTTACTCTGGCCGCTGGCGATCTCGTGGTTTTAGGTGTCGGCACTGAGGGTCTGCGCCCTGCCGCCATCCATGACACCCATTCCGAGGCCGCAACCATCTTGCAGGTTACAGACAGTCGTCGTGCTCCGCAGGCGCGGCATTGGAAAGTCGTAGGCGCTTAATGCAACTGTCAGTAGATTCGCGGTTTGATTTCGATAGCATAAACACTATTCTTACCAACCACGGCTTTGGAGACCATGGAATTGTCCAAAAAGTCATTGATAACGCGGTAATACGGTGGTGCATGGATTACACTCCTGCGGACACATTTATGCTTGCAAAGAGCCCTTACGCCGCGTCTGACATAGGCTCTGGCATCATCGTGTACCCCGGCCCCTATGCGCATTATATGTACATGGGCGAAGTTTATGGCCCGAATATTCCCGTTTTTGATGATAACAGTGGAACGCCTACACGATTTTTCTCTCGTCCCGGCGAGAGAAAAACTCCCACTGGCAGAGCAATTCAGTACAAAACTGATAAAAACGCTCTAGCCGGGCCGTTTTGGGCCGAACGAATGAAAGCCGATCACATCGATGACATTGTAAGGGAGGCAAAAAATGCCGCAGGTATCAAATAGCACTGAGGGAATCCGGAAGTGGTTTAGGCAATGCCCGCTGCTGTCTAAAAACAAACGATTTGGTGCTGATTACCTCGGCGAAAATCCAACCGAATACGCCATTTACGCATCACCATCCACTCTGACCTACCACGAGAACATCCTCGGAGATTATGTTCTGGATGATAAGCAGACTCAAAACTATATTTTTGCTACGCGTGAGAATTTTGGGGCCGATGTCAAACAAAACTCCGACAATCTCGCTTTTTATACGGGTTTGATTGCGTGGATGGTGGAGCAGAACAATGCCCGAAACTACCCCTGCATAGAGGAGGGTCGGGTTTGCGCTATCGTTCCCACACTGACCGCGTATCCATCGCAGATTGGTGTTGATAGCGCAAAATATCAGATTCAGATACAAATCACATATAGGAGAAACTGAATATGAAGATCGAACGCAAATACATGGCGCACTATCTGAATGCCCATTTTGCAAACGACAGTGAGGGCACTGCCGAGTATGTACGCCTTGGCAAAGATTTGGAGGAGTATTCCCCCGAGTTGAGTGCCAATGTCGAGAAAAAGCAAAACATTCTCGGTAACACGTCCGTGACGATCGACAGCTACCAGAAGCAGGGCGAAGTCAGCCCCTACTACGCTGAAAAGGGCGACCCCCTGTTTGAGAAGCTGCAGGCCATCATTGATGGCAACATGGTTCTGGACGACCTCAAAACCGACATTGTGGAGGTCAAGCTCTGGAACGAGGAGGCATCCGGCGCTTTTCCCGCTGTGCGCGAGGAGTGCTACATCGAGGTCTCCAGCTACGGCGGCGACACCACTGGTTACCAGATCCCGTTCAACATTCACTACACTGGCGTGAAGACCACAGGCACGTTCAACCCGAGCACGAAGGCCTTCACCGAGGCCTAAGCATAACGGAGGTGTACAATGGAACTGAAAATCGACAGAGGCCTTAAAAGCTACGAGGTTAAAGACCTTGACGACACCCTGCTGGGCACGATTTATGTCAACCCTGCGGATTTTGGCATTGCGGCACGACTGGAGGAGGCTCGTCGTGCCATTCAGCAACTGGCCGATGGGCTGGCATCGGATGCAGACGCAGACGTGGATAAGATCATCGAGGCCGACAAGCTCATCAAGGAACAGGTCAATTACATCTTCGGCAGCGATGCCTCCTCGGTGTTCTTCAAAGGGGTTTCTGCCCTAGCGCTGCTCCCCGATGGCTCCATGGTCTTTGAAAAAGTCCTCCAAGCCGCTGTCCCCATCATTGAGGATGCGGTCGGCAAGGCCATCAAGGCCAGCCAAATGCGTGTGCAGAAACACGCTGGTGCCTACACGAACACGGCCAAGGGTCTGGCCCCCGGCCAGAAGGCGTGAGCGCTTGGGAACTGCCCACAACCGTAGATGTAGATGGTCAGAATTTTGCCATCCGATCTGATTTCCGAGCTGTACTTGATGCCCTTGCGGCGTTAGCAGACCCGGAAATGACTCAACAGGAACAGTACGCTGCCTGCCTTGAAATTCTATACCCAAAATGGCAAGCGCTGCCCGACGCAAATGCTGCGTTACGGGTAGCGTTTTTGTTTATCAATGGCGGACAACCCGAAGAGTCTACAATTCCACGTCCTCGAATTGTAGATTGGGAACAAGATGCAGCCTTAATCGCACCTGCTGTTGATAAAGTACTGGGGTACAGTTGCCGCCGATGTGAGTATTTGCATTGGTGGGAATTTCTCGGAGCCTTCTACGGTATTGGAGATGGGCTATTTGCTCAAGTCGTAAGTATTCGATATAAAAGGGCTCACGGAAAAAAACTTGACAAGAGCGAACAGGAATTTGCCAAAGAGAACGATCGAATCATCAGAATCCACGCTCCTGAAAGCGCGGAGAATAGGGCAGAAAAAGAGCGGTTGCTTGCGTTACTCAATTCATAATCCAACTCTAACAAAGTCAAAGAGAGGAGGTTGATTCAATGGCAGATGGGTCAATCACAATAGATGCCCGCCTGAACAAAAAGGGCGCAGAATCCGACTTAAAAGCGTTACAGGCAAAGGTCAAGAGCACATCAAAGCAGATTGGTGATTTAGATAAGCAGTTAAATTCTGCGCAAACAAAGCGTAGCGCATTAGGCGACAGCTTAAATCAAGCCCGCCAAAACGCTGATGATACTGCCGTTGCTCTTGAAAAGGTGAACGCACAGCTAGAGAATGTCAAAAAATCCCATCTTGCTGATATTAAATCGGAATACCCCGGCCTGAGTGATTCAAAAGTGCAAGATGTTCTTAAATCTCGCATGGAGGGGGAAACATCTCTCCTGAATCAAAACCAAAAACTCCTCGATGATCTTGAAAAGCAAGATGCCAAAGTTGCTGAGATTGAATCAGATTACAATGCACAAGGCGATGCTATTTCTGGCCTGCAAAAGCGTCATGCAGCGCTTACTGCACAGCTAAATCAAGAAAAAGATGCCGTAAACCAGCAAAAAAGTCTAATTCAGCATCTTAGCGGCGAAGATGACATGCAGGCCTATTTTAACAAACAAGCCGATGCCATAGAATCATCTTTTGCCAAAATCGAGAATCGGCAAAATAAAGCGTATGGTACTGTAGACGAATCAGCTACACAGCATGCTGAGAGGATTGTTGCAGAAACACAGAAAGCGGTAAACGCTCAAGATAAAGCCGCTCAGGCAGCAGAGAGCAGAGCCGCGCGTGAACATGCGATAGCCGCTAAGTCGCCTAAAGGAAGTTCTGTGCCCGGTTCATCTGGTTCTGCTGGACTACTTTCCGGCAGAATCACCGGATTAAACAAAGCGCTGTCTGGTACCCTCAACAATGCCCTACGCACGGTCGGAGGTCTCGGAGCGCGTGTCTTTGGTACCCTACAGCGGGCCGTAGACGGCTTGCGAGCCAAGCTCACCCAGAGCAGTAAGAACCTCGCTAAATTCCGAAATCGCCTTATGAGCATTGTCTCCGGAGCTTTGGTGTTCAACCTGATCTCCGCAGGACTGCGGAAGATCACCGAATGGATGGGTTCTGCCGCACTCTCCTCAGCCACGCTGAGAGCCGCGCTCGGCAACCTGCAGGGCGCAGCATCCACCGCTGCCGCTCCGTTGCTTCAGGCGATTCTTCCGGCTCTCACGGCCATAGCCAACGCAGCAGCAACCGCCTTTTACTACATCGCCCAGCTTGTGTCTTTCCTGACCGGCAAGTCCATAGGGGCGAGCCAGAGCGCAGCCAAAGCGATGGGCAAATATGCCAAGGCAGCAAAGTCGGCAGGCAGCGCAGCGGACGGCGCACTGGCAAAGTTTGATGAGCTGGATGTGCTGGATAAAAACAGCGGCGGCGGTGCGGGAGCCATCACCCCGAATTACGACTTTAACACAGACAACCCGTTTCTTGACGAAATCATGCAGGCCATCAAAGATGGCGATTGGTACGGAGTCGGCCAGCTGATCGGCGAGAAGCTGCGCGATAGCCTGAACGCAATCCCGTGGCCCGACATTCAGGACAAAGCCAGAGCATGGGCGACCAACATCGCCAACTGCATCAACGGCTTCATTGAGGTGCCGGGATTGTGGGAGGCCATCGGTCATACTGTAGCGCAGGGCTTGAACACGGCACTCATCTTTGCGGATACTCTCATGCAAGGCATTCACTGGGACAGCTTGGGTGCGGGAATCGCCAGAGGTCTCACCACTGCGGTGGCAGAGCTCGACTGGCCCCTGCTCGGGCGAGTTTTGACGGACGGAATGCGGGCAGCGATTCTCACGCTTTATAGCTTCGTCCAGACCTACACAGGCTGGGCAGACCTTGGAAATTCTATCGCAGCTTGCATCAATTCGGCCATCGCAAACATTCCATGGACGGAGGCGGGTCTGGGGCTTAGCGGATTCGTTGTCGGCCTTTTGCACACGCTCATCGCAACGGTGCAGGGCACCGATTGGACGGCTCTGGGCCAGAACATTGTCTCGATGGTAGGCGCCATTGACTGGGTCGGGATCTTCTCCACGCTTAACACGCTGGCCTTTAGCATTTTGGAAGCCGCCAACAACGTCCTCGGCCAAGTGGACTGGAACGCGGTAGGCGAGAAGGTCAAGGAATGTCTGGAGGCTGTTGATTGGGTTGGCATTTTGTCTCAGCTCGGAGAAATCATAAACAACCTCTGGCCCATGCTAATGACAATCATCGGGGCAAGTCTACTTCCTATTATTGGCGGATTTGTCATCAATTCTGTTTTACCAGAATTGTTAAAACTTGTCGGAATTATGGGTGTTCAGCTTCTCGGTAAAATTGCAGGTTGGATTGTCGGCACAATGCTACCAACTATTCTCAGCGGCCTGACGGCTTTGATTACGGCCACCGTTTCAGCAATCGGCCTGTGGCCCGCAACGATTACAGCGGTACTGCTTATTTTAGGCGCTGCCGTCATTGCCTGCCTTGTTGCGCATTGGGATGAAATCAAGCAAAAGCTCGGCGAAACTCTGGACAATTTGCAAGAAAAAGTCCATAGTGCCGGTGAAAAAGTCAAGGAAATCTGGAATGGCTTGTGGCTAACTGTCAAGCTGATCGGCATGCAGCTGTGGGAGGATATTACTCAGGGCTGGAACGATTTCTGGATAAACATCGGCACTGCACTGGATAGCGCAGCAGCCGACATCCAGCAGGGCTGGAACGATGCATGGACTGCTGTCTCAGACTTTGTGTCTGACATCTGGGAGGGCATCACGGACACGATCGAGACAGCCATCAACGGCATCATCGGTCTGGTGAACGGCATGATCTCGGCCATTGTTGGCGGCGTGAACGGCGTCATTGGCGTCTTGAACGGTTTCGGCTTCGATGTTCCCGAATGGGCGCAGGACAAGCTCGGCGTAGAGCGGGTCGGCTTCAACATCGACCCCATCACCGCGCCGCAAATCCCCTATCTGGCACAGGGCGCAGTCATTCCGGCAAACCATGAATTTCTTGCGGTGCTGGGCGACCAGACCAACGGCACCAACATCGAGGCACCGCTGGCAACCATTCAGCAGGCCCTCGCAGAGGTTATGGAGGCCTACACAGGGCAGCAGGACATCACGATCCGCTTCGCCGGAGACCTCGCCCAACTGGCTCGGGTGCTCAAGCCCTATATCGACAAAGAGGAGAACCGGCGCGGAGCCAAGCTGGTCACGGGAGGTGTGTACTGATGTTGATTATTGATGGCGAGAAATTCAAAGTCGATGTCCTCAGTTGCAAGCGCACTGCTGACTTTCTGGACAAGCACGCCAAGCGCACCGAGAACGGCGACCTCAAGCGCGAGCTGATTGGCGTGTATTTCAACTACAAGCTGACCATTGCGCCGGGCATCGACCGCGCGGAGTATTCCCGGTTTTGGGACAAGATCACCGAGCCGGAGGAGTTCCACACGGTCACGGTCCCGGGCACGGACGGAGACTATACCTTTACGGCGTATTTCTCAAACATCGGAGATGAACTGCTCCTGCAGCGAGGAAAAGCCAATTACTGGAAAGGGCTGACGATCAACTTCATCGCCAAGACCCCCGCCAGATTTTAAGGAGGGCCAGCCCCGATGAGAACCAATACGCGCGTGGAGTTCGGCCTTTACGATGTCACCGCCAGAGGCGACAGCGCCCCGAGCTGCACGACCGCAAAGCCTTTTTGCAATCTGGGCCGTGACCTGTTGCTGGAAAGCGTACCGAGCCAAAACAAATACGGCACACTGGAAAGCGAGCAGTGGCTCATGGATGGCAGCTTTTCCTTCTTCCCGGAGGTGCCCGAGCAGTATTTCTGGGGGCTTTGGAGCACCACGCAGAGCGACAAGATCGGCGTGTTTGCCGACCCGCCTGTGTTGGACATCACATTCACGCAAGACCACAGCAGCAGCGGCCTCACGCTGCATTTTTACAGCCCGACAGAGGACTGGGCCAGCCGCATCAAAATCCAGTGGTTCAGCCAAGACGGAGGGCTTATCTCTACGGCGCTTTTCTACCCGGACTCGGTGGATTATTACTGCGCCAAGAAGGTAGAGAATTACCGCCGTATTCGCATTCATTTTCTTGAGACAAACCACCCGGGGCGATACCTCAAGCTGGCGGGCATTGATTACGGTGTCTACCTGCATTTTAGCGGTCACGAAATCGTGGAGGCCCATGTTCTGGAGGAATGCGACCCCCTCAGCTCCGAGATCAGCATCAACACGCTGAATGTATCGCTGTACAACAAAGAGGGCCGCTTTTCCATCTTGAATCCCGAGGGTTACTTTGATGTTCTGCAGCATAAGCAGAAATTCACGGTCTGGGAGGATGTCAAGCAGGACGCACGCAGCACAGGCAGCGTGAGTTATTGCATGGGCACATTTTATCTCTCCGACTGGAGCAACAGCGGCGACACGCTGGCGGACTTTTCGGCCGTCGATGCCATAGGTCTGCTGGACGGCGCACCGTTCGATGGGGGCATCTACAACACCACCGCAGCAGAGCTCGCAGAGGCGATCCTGACAGGGTACAGCTACACCTTGGACGAGAGTCTGGCCGCAGAGCGAGTGCAGGGATACATCGCCGCAGGGACGCGCAGAGAGGCCCTGCAGCAGCTCGCATTTGCCATAGGCGCTGTGGTCGATTGCAGTCGAGGCGAACTTATACGCATCGCCCCTGCGCCGTCCAAGGCCAGCGGCATGATTACCTACGACCGCAAGCTGCAGGACGGCAGCAAGGTAACGCTCAATCCGCTGATTACCGCTGTGGCCGTGACCGCCCACCGATACTTGCCGGGAGAGACCACCGAGGAGCTGTACAGAGATACCCTCGACCCGGGCATCTATCGGGTGACCTTCAACGCCCCGGCAGTCGTGGACAGCCTGACCGTCACAGGCGCAGAGCTCACCGAGAGCGGCGTCAACCTCTGCACCCTGACGGTCGCCAAGGCGGGCGAGGTCTGTGTCACAGGCCGCAAATACACTGACAGCACGGTCGTCCTGAGGCGCACAGCGGCGAACCTGCCGCCCAATGCGCAGGACAATGAACTGACCGTGACAGATGCCACGCTGGTAGGCCCGGGCCGCGCAGAAGCCGTGGCCGTGCGGGTGCTGGAGCATTACGCACAGCGATACGAGCAGAACTTCTCCATGGTCGCAGGCGATGAAAAGCTGGCCGACAGGCTCATCATTCAGAGCTTTGGCGGCGAAATGGTGCGAGGGGTGCTCACAAAGCTGGAGTTTGATTTGACCGGTGGCTTTTTGGCAGACGCCAAGGTCATCGGGCGCAGACTTACCAGCAACGCTGGCGCTTATGCTGGCGAAATCCATGCCGGAGAAAGGAGCCTGATCTGATGTGGCAGCAGCCAATCTACGACCGCACCAAAGCGGATGTGTCCGCAGGCGCGGATAAGTGCTATATCAACGCGGCACTGCTGAATCGGCTGGAGGGCAACTCCGCTTATCTGGCAGAACTGCTGGGGCCTAAAATCCAGACCAAGACATGGACCCCGACCGACCTGCTGACACGCAGCGAGATGGAACGCATCCTGCAAAACATTCAGACTCTGCGCGATGCCTACCACACCCTGCCGGGAACACCAGCCCTGCCCGAGGCGCCCAGCACCCTGTACAGCGACATCAACACGATGGAACAGGTGCAGTGGAGCATGTACGAGCTCTGGCGCAGAAACGCACAACGCAGCTACACCGGCGAAATCTGCGCCGGACAGACGATTGGAGTGATCTGATGTACGAGAAAAAGACTTGGATCAACCGCCAGAGCGAACACCCCGCTCGGCGCAAGCTGACCCCGACCGGCAACGATGGCGAGTACGATGTTTCCCGCTCCGAGGGCATCATCATGGAAGATGGCGATGCCTTCGATGCCGACACGATGAACGATCTTGAACGCCGTGTGGCGGCGGGATTCACCGAGCTGGACCCCACAGGCGCAGGCGGCAGCGATGTGACTGTGCAGCCATACACCTGCGAGAAGAAAAACGGTGTATATGCGCTGGTCGGCAACGGCGCAGTAGGCCGTTGCAAGATTCCCGCGTCTTGGGCAGCAGGCGACAGCTTCACGGTCAATGGCGCAGTGGTTCCGGCCTATTGTGGCGCAGACGCAGTGGACGGAGACACCATCGTCAAGGGCAGATGGGTGCTGTTTTTCTACGATGGAACGCAGCTAAATTTTAACGGCGGCGGTGGCCTCAGCACCACGAAGCTGGCACTCGCCACCGCCACCGAGGACAATGTGCTGGCAGGGAATAAGTTCTACGCGGGCGGCAAGACCATCAAAGAGGGCACGCTCACGCTGACAGGCAATGTCACCGCAGACAAGATGCTGGAGGGGAGCAGCGGCTACGCCAATGACGCACACAGCATTGTGGCGGGCAACATCCCGGACAAAACCGGTCAAACTTATACGCTCTCCCCCGGAGGCAAAGTGCAACTGCCCCGTGGGTTTTACAACGGAAACGAAATCAGCGCAAAAGGCATAAAGACAACAGAGGTGTGGCAAAGCTGCCATGGAGGGCAAAACCTCTTCGGTTTCAGCGGCGGTACACTGGTTGGTGTTCAATATGCCGGGAGTCAGTATGCCTCTGACAGCATTTTACAGGGCGCGGGCATAAACAGCGGGAGCCAGTATTGGGTGCAATGCGCGTCCGATGCGAGCGTTCGCTTTGTTCTTGCTTATTATTGATAAGAGGTGAAACCATGGCAGAACCAATCGTAATCAACGCCGAGACGCGAGAAATTACAGTCCCCGAGGCAGAACGCGCTTTCGGTGTGGCCGGTGAGCGCAAGGTCGAGGTCAAGCACATTCGCATCGAGGGACGCACCGTAGATAGCACCGACCTCACGCAGGGCTTTTCTTGGAAAGTCAGCTGCGAAAATGCAGGCAAAGAGCTCTGCGCCGACCTGATCGATGGCATTGTTGCCGATGCAGGCAATATCGAATTTGACTGGATCGTAGGCGCGGCACCGATGGCGTACAAGGGCACGATGCACTTTGCTGTCTGCGCCGTGCGCGTGGATGCAGCGGGCAATATCCTGCAGGAATGGCACAGCAAGCTGGGCGCGGGCGATGTTGCCAATGGCATCGAGGCCACCGTCCAGAACATCGGCGGGCAAGACCTGCTGGCGCACATCCAGTCCATCACGGCAGCCGCCCAGCAGAACGCGGCAGCCGCGCAGAGAGACGCCGCCGCTGCCGCCAAGAGCGCCGAGGATGCGGCCAACAGCGCAGGCGCAGCCGCCAAGAGCGCCAAGGATGCTGATAACACGGCCAAGGGCATCAAGGATTCTATGGAGCGGATTGCCGAGAATACTAAAGCCGTTAGTCAGCTAAAGAAAGATAAGCTGGATAACCCAGCTAATCCTGTGGTTGGGCAGATTTTGCTGGTGAAGTCTATTGACAAAACTGGCAAAATCGTGCTGGAGACTGCGGCTGGCGACGTGGATGTGCAGTTTTCCAACGGTACTGTGCAATTCAGCATTGCAAAGTCGAAATAAACTATAGGAAGACAATTTTATGCGTTGTGTCAACACCAAACCCGTAGGCACTGACCCCAAGACCGGCAAGCAGTTGGTCGAGGCGATGATTATTGCCGACACGGAACCCGAAACCCTGCCCACCACCGGCGAGGGCATTATCGGCATGAGCGAGAGCGAGGTTTTCGCCCCGTTCAGCCTGATCTATGTGCTGGCCGAGGATGCCAAGCACAAAATCTACATCGCCGGTGAAACGGGCCAGTTCATCGGCCAGTAAGGAGGCGGCATCATGCAACTTTCTGATGTAGTGCGCATCGCCCTCATTTTCAGTGAGGACGCTAAACGCTATGCAAAAAAGCTGGCCGGAAGCATCGACCTGAGCGGCAAGGCCGACAAGAAAAAGCCCAGCAAAGCGGGCAACCTTGCGGCTCTGGATGCCAACGGCAACCTCGCGGACAGCGGCAAGGCCGGGGCCAATGTAGCCGTTAAGGCCAAACCCAGCAAGGCGGGAAACCTCGCCGCGCTGACCGCTGACGGCTCCCTGTCCGATTCCGGGATTGACCCGGCAACCAAAGCCGACCTGCAGGACGGCAAGACCAAAACCGCCCAGATGGCAAAGTCGTTCACATTCGATAAAACGACTGTGAAATTCAACTACTAAGCGGAGGTGCAACACCTATGGCAAGCAAAGTTTTTATCGACAACATCCTTGATCCTGCTACCGGCGATCAGGGATTTTTCCTCGGCATGAATGCCGACAACGGCTATCCCGGCATGGATTTGAGCCTGAAATTCGCAGAGGAAATCAAGGGCTACACCAATGTGTGGAAGTGGATTCAGGCCCGCACCAAGGCTGGGAACTTCTACGGCATCCATGTGGGCGACTACATCCCGTTCAACTGCACGAACAGCGCCAAGACCCGCATCGTGGCTGTCGTGGCGGGCATCGACACCTACTACAAGTACGGCGATCAGCAGGTCGGCCATCACATCGACTTTATCTCTAAAGACCTGTGGCCGACGTACATTCAGTACAACCTCTCCAACTTCAACAACGGTCTGATTCCCGTGGAAAAGCTGTCCGGCGATGGCAGCAAGACCGAGTTTGTGCTGACGAAACAGATGGATAGCATCGACAACATCATTGTGGGCAGCGATCAGGTCACCGGCTATACCTACGACGCATCCACATTTACCGTCACATTCGATGAGGCCCCCGCCGCTGGCACGAACAACATCACCGTGACCGGCAAGGGTGACAAGCATCCGTGGCTGTGTTCCCATCTGTATGCGTTCCTGAACTCCCTCAAGATGCAGGTGCCCAACGGCACGGGCAAAGACCCCGCCGTTAAACAGGTGGACTACAGTCAGGGCGGCGTGTACTACTTCCTGCCTGTCGAACTCAAGGCCGTTATCGCCAACAAACGCGCCTTGCTGGGTGAGCGCTACTCGGCCAGCGGTCTGCTGAACAGCGACAATAGCTGGTCGTGGACGAACCTCGGCAATCTGTGGGTGCCTACCGAGATGGAGGTCTGCGGCGCTCCTGTTTGGGGCGGCAACGGATGCCCCAACGGCGGGTTTGTCCAGTACCCCATCTTTGCCCACAACATGAACCGTATCAAGGGCCTCGGTGATGGTGGTGGCCGTTACAGCTGGTGGGAGCTTACCCCTTACTCCGGCAACTCCTCCAGCTTCTGCTATGTGAGCGTCAGCGGCCATGCGGGCAACTACCTCGCCTCCGGCACGTGGCTGTCCGCGCCCGTCTGCTTCCGAATCTCGTAAATCTCCTACTAATATCCCCGCGCCCCTTGTGGGCGCGGCATCAGGTGAACCATGAGTAACGTATTATCCCGATTTCGTAGCATTTCTGAAATGGAGTTCTACAAGAACGCCGTGGAACTGCGCTGCGCCCTGTCCGGCTTTGTTATGCAGGAAAAGTATATTCCCAAGAAATGGCGACCCATTCTCGCTTATCCTACTGTGAATCTGCTGAATACGATGATGGAACACATCATCGCCGCGAACGGCATCTATCCGTACAGCGGCGGTAAACTCGACCATGAGCTTTTGCACCGCCGCAAGGAATTGCAGGCGCAAGCTGTGGCCGACTGTGAGGCCCTGTTTGACCGCTTGCAATTCATCATGGATGAGTTTCATTTTTCCCGGCTGAACACCGGGCTTGACATGGGCATTGCACCACAAAAGGAACTGCCCGCGCAGTTGGTTTACATTGGTACCCTGTTAGAGCGTGAGGAAACGCTGTTGAAAGACTGGCGGCATAATACGAAATTCCCGGACACTGCAAAATTCAAGCCGAAAGCATCCCTGCCGAACGGGGATGCCCGGTATCAAACACCACAGCAGATTGCCTACACACCCAAGGCGCCGCCTACGGTGCCCACTGTAAATGATTCAAGCGTGATGGCCGCACAGGCAGCAGGGATAAACTATCATCATTATCCCCGTTGACCGCCATCGGGTCGATAGCTGTATAAAAGAGCCGTAACAACTGGTGGGAGCTTACCCCTAACTCCGGCAACTCCTCCAACTTCTGCAATGTGAACAACAACGGCAATGCGAACAACAACAACGCCTCCAACACGTGGCTGTCCGCGCCCGTCTGATTCCAACGAGAATCCTCGGCCAGTATTAAAGTAGGTCTGCCGGGCTAATCAATAGGCAGACCGAAATCCGAGCCTTATCATCATTGGAAGGAGTTATCGACCCTCCCGCAGTAGCGGGTAAATAAGTATCTTGACGCGATCAGCCGGACGCTTCTTGCATGGCCCGTGACGGCGACAACAGGCTAAACTACCGTGCGCCACACGGCAGATGGCCGAGTACCGGGTTTCATGGCTGGTATCGCAAAGAAGTACACAACAGCGCCCCTACAATAACACTTTGCGAGGTACATTCCGAGATGACATCACAAGAGCGGCACGAGGCCCGCTATCAGCGCCGTAAGGCGGCACGGCAGGACAAGCACCGCGCACGAATAGCACAGTACGATAATTTTGACCGGGTGGCAGATGTATCCTCGCTGGTCGATGCCAACTATAACGCCCGCAAAGGCGTTATGTGGAAAGCCAGCGTTGCCCGATACAATGCCCGTTATTTCAAAAATTCAATCAAAATCCACAAAACCCTCATGCGCGGTGGCGACACCCGCAGAGGGTTTTATCATTTTGGGATTGTGGAGCGCGGCAAAAAGCGGGCTATCCACAGCCTGCACTACTCTGAGCGTGTTGTACGCCGGTCTGCCTGCACAAATGCTCTGGTGCCGATTCTGTCCAGCAATCTGATCTATGACAACGGCGCAAGCCTTGAGGGCAAGGGCATCAGCTTTGCAGTCAAACGGTGCGCTGTGCATCTGCATGAGTTCTACCGCGAAACAGGCGGCAATGACGGGTACATCCTGCTCATCGACTACCGCGCCTTTTTCGACAACATCAATCTGGATAATCTCAAGCGCAATGTGATCGACCGCCATATCCTCGATCAGCGGCTCAATGCTCTGGCGAAAAATTTTGTTGACGCGCCGAATCTTGAACGCATCAAATACGGCCAGCCGACAAAAGAAAATGGTCTGTATATCGGCCCGGAGGATAGTCAAATTTTTGCTATCGCCTACCCAAACAGCATTGACCACACCATCAAAGACCAGTGGCGGCAGCGGTGGTTCGCCCGTTATATGGACGATTCCTACATCATCAACAAATCGAAAGATGCGTTGATAGAATTTCGCCGCCTGCTGTTTGGGCTGTTCGCCGAAAAGGGCATTATCCCGAATCCCAAAAAGACGCAGATAGTCAAGCTGCGCCGAGGTTTTACCTACCTAAAGACCAAATTCACCCTGTTACCCAACGGCAAGGTATTACAGCAGCCTTGCCGCGAGAGCGTCATCCGGGAGCGCCGCAAAATCAAGAAGTTTTTCAATTTCCTGCAAGCGGGACTGATGACGATGGAACAGATTCTCACCTCTTATATGTCGTGGCGCGGGTCGCTTTTCAAAAAGCAGGCCCGCCGTTCTGTTCATTGCACCGATTTGCTGTTCTATAAGCTCTACGGCATCATGCCGTGGAAGATAAAATCAAAACGAAAATCGAAAGCGAGGCACATTCAATGGAAAAATCTCTTGAACGCATCGACACCATCAATGCCGAAATCACCGCCCTTAAAAGCCTGCTGACCGATACCGACTATAAGGCGCTGAAACACGCCGATGGCGTTATGAGCGCCGAGGAGTACGAACCTATCCGCCAGCAGCGCGAGGAGTGGCGCGATAAGATCAATGCGCTGGAAACGGAGCTGGCAACAGCTACACAAGAGTTTGATGCGGAGATGGCCAAGATGGCCGTTACGCAGGTAAAGGAGGGCTGAGGATATGAGACTCTCAAACGGTGAGGTGTTGCTGGCGTGGCCTCTGGCCCAGCACATCGTCACACAAGGATGGTTTTACAACGACGGCAGTATGCACCGGGCCATCGACCTGCGCACCCAGATCGGCAATACCAGCACGCAGCCGGTCTACGCTGCCGAGGACGGCACCGTGGATCAGGTGCAGGACTGGGACGGCCATACCAAAACCGGGATGCAGAGCTACGGCAACATGGTTAGACTCAAGCACGCGCCCTACGAGGGAAAGCCCCTGCAGACCCGGTACGCGCACCTGAGCAGATATTGCGTTAAGCTGGGTCAGCAGGTCAAAGAGGACGACCTCATCGGCTATAGCGGCACGACCGGAAATGTGTTCGGAGCACATCTGCACTTTGAAGTGATTCTGAACGGCATGCGCACAAACCCGCTGGTGTGGCTGGACAGCGATTTTACCACGGCTAACGGGCGGGTGTTTACTTACCGCGCCGGGGAACACGCAGTAGAAAAACCCGCAGACGCTACACAACCCGGCGGCGAAGAAGTGCTGATTGATGTGTCCCACCATCAGGGCGCCATCGACTGGGCAAAGGTTCCCTACCGCGCCATTGTCCGCATCGGCTATCGCGGCTACGGCACTGGAAAGCTGATGAAGGACGAGCAGTACGATGCCAACCTTGCCGGGGCGAAAGCGAACGCAAAGCTGTTCGGCTTTTACTTCTTCTCGCAGGCCATCACGGTGGATGAGGCCCGCGAGGAAGCCGACTTCTGCGCAAGCCTTGCCCCGACCTGCTACCCGCTGTTTTTCGATGCCGAGTGGAGTCATGCCACGCACGATGGCCGCGCCGACAGCCTGACGAAAGACCAGCGCACGTCCATCGCTATGGCATTTTGCGAAAAGGCCAAGACGCACGGATTCACGGCGGGCATCTACACCTTCACGGCCTTCGCAGGCACGAATATCGACTACACCTACCTGTGTGAAGATTACATCGGCTGGCTGGCCGACACGCGCACGAATTACGACAAAACGCTGCCACGCTACATCCACCAATACGGGCAGGGCGGCGTGGCAGGCATCACTGGCGTGGTTGATTTGAACCATCTGGTCAAAGCCCTGCCCGCAGCGGACAAGCCCGCAAACAAGCTGCAGGTCATCACGGTAGGGCCGGTGAGCCAGGGAGATGCTGACGCAATTTATATGCTGTGCAAGGAACGCGGCCTGACGGACGCTGGGCTGTACAAGAGCTCGTGGGCATAACAAGGGGGTAAATCCATGAAAAAACTGTTTATTTCTCAGCCGATGCGCGGCAGGGCTGACGAGGAAATCCTCAAAGAGCGCAAGGTGCTGATTGCCGATGTGTACATGAAAACCCATGAGGAAATCGAGGTCATCGAATCCTTTTTCGAGGGCGCCCCGGCTGACGCAACGCCGCTGTGGTATCTGGGCGAAAGCCTCAAGCTGCTGGGCACCGCTGATTTTGTGGTGTTCGCCCCCGGCTGGCAGGATTATCGCGGATGCCGCATTGAACACGATGCCGCCGTAGCCTACGGCATCCCCATTGTGGAGGTGTAAATCCGATGCAGTCGTGGAACATCGTCATCACTTCCCCGTGGCAGGTCGTGACAGCTGTTGTCGCCGTAGCTACGGCATTTACAGCCATTGATAAAGCATGGGACACCCTGCTGGCGAAATGGAAAAAGCACAAAGCCCCCGAAGAAGCCCAGAACGCAGAAATCAGCGCCCTTAAAACACAGATTCAGCAAATCACTCCCCGGCTGGATGCCGTGGAGGGGCAGTTGACCGCGATGGGCAAGACGGTTAATGACCTACACACAGGGAATCTGGCGGTGCTGCATGATCGGATCTATCAGATGTGCCGCCTGTGCATCAAACGCGGGTACATCACCGAGGATGATCTGAACAATCTGAAATACTTATACGACAGCTACCACAGTCAGGGTGGCAACGGAACGGGCACGGAACTCTATAAACGGGCCAAGGCGCTGCCCATCCGCATCGAAACCGAGTAAGGAGGATAAATCATGGACAACAAAAAAATTACCTCTACCAAGGATACCACCACCAACAACACCTCCCCGGTGCATGATTTTTGGAAAAACCTTGCAGCGTTGCTCAAGGTGAAAACCATCATCACGCTGGTTATCATCGCGGTGCTGGCTGTGCTGTCCATCAATGGGAGCATCGAGCCGGATAAGTTTCTCACTATCGCCACAATGGTAGTGGCATTCTATTTCGGTACCCAGAGCGAGAAAAAGCCCTGAGTGCTGACCGACATACCAACTGACACTTGCGCGGGCATCCTATTTGCGGGATGTCCGCTTTTTTTCGTTGTATCGCAAAATATGCCGCATGACACTTTTGCTGACACTTTCCGGGGCAAGTGTCAGTCTGTCAGATTTTCAACTGACACGCGCTGACGTAGTTTTGCTGTGTGTCAGTGGGTTTGTCATGTGGATTTTTAGCGATATATCATCTTATTACTTCTATATATGACACTTCTGACACTTAAAATATAAAAAGATAATATATGGTATAATATACACCCCAAAACGCCATAACGCCCATGTATGCAAGTGCGCATACGCGCGCGTGCGCGAGAGTGTCACAGGATAGCAAAAAGCCCATCGGCGGATTTCATGGTCTGCCGATGGGCTTTTTTCATTTGGGATGCCTTTCAATTTTTTCCTCTACCGCGTCCATGATATAGCGGTTTAGGGATGTGCCTGCCGCCGTTGCCGCCTCCCGCCAGCGCTCTTTTGTGCCTTTGGGTGTCCTGATCTGAATGCTGTCAGTCTTTTCGCCGAGGTATTTTTGGGATGCTGCTTTCTGCGCCTCCGTGTATTTTGCGCCCATTTGGGGTACACCTCCTATCTAAAATATGATACCATATATAGATATATGCTTGCTATATACATATTGCACAATGCTGGCCCCGAAATTCGCCCGAATCTTTGTTAGGTCTGCATATTGCGTATATAGCAAGCATATACTATAATAGAATCATCGAAAGAAACAAGGCAACGCACAGGAGGACATCAAAATGAAAGCGACCCGCACACACTCCGGCACCTACCGCGTGGAACTCACCTATACCGAGGCCGAAATCCTCTACGGATACGGCACCAAGTATATGTATTTGGGCACGGCCCTCAAGATGCCCAGCGCCAAAGCTGGCATCGTGATTTGGGTCGATAACAAGTTTGATGTCATCCACGACCTGAACGCCGCCGAGCCTGAGTGCCCGTATGAAGATTGAGGAGGTAAGACATGAAAATCACCTGCATTGACGACGCAAGGTCTTACGAGCGTGTTCTCTACGCTCTCCGCTCTTTACCGCAAGGCAAAGCCGTCCGCAGTTATGTGGACGACATCAAGCGGGATTTGCGGGCATTCTACCATCGCCCCGATGGATGTGTCAGGATCATCACGGCTGACTACGATAGCGGCTGGCAGCTTATCACTTTGACTGCTAAGACAAAAGAGGATGCTGATGCCGAATTTAACGCTCTCTATTATCGGGATTGCGCCCCATCGCCGTATGACTGCACGGGTCAAATGTTCACCGTTTTCTACAAGTTGTTCAAGCGCAACGGGCGCTGGATGGCGTATCATCACTTCGCTATGGACGTTTAAGGAGGAAAACACCATGATTAACAACGAAACCATTATTTACGAGCTGTGCAACAAATATCAGTGGTTCACCTGCGGCAGTGTCCGCCAGTACGAAAAAGCACTGACAATGGCAAAGGGTGGTGTTCCCATCACGGAGCTGGCCCGCGTCATCTGGATTTGCAGTGATGAGGTTCCCTATTTCGACATCCTGACCGCAATCAGCACATCCGGTTATACAGAGAACAAAAATAAGGAGGAGCAGGTCGATGAATAACACGAACACTGTAATTGATGAGGATGACAGCGGAAAGATGCGTTATAAGGATTTACGCTGTGGTGATATGTTTGAATATGGTAAGAATAGCGACTTTTACATGAAAACGTCCGAGGGTCGTCTCCATCTTGCGACTGGAATTGTTGAACACATGGATGATTGCATTTTAGTGCTACCTAAAAATGCTTTACTGATAAGAAAAAACTAACGCAGTTTATAAGGAGGTTTTCCCATGAAATACTACCCCATCGACGAAAGCGCGGCCCGCCGCGCCAAACAGGCAAACAGCCTCAGCGATTATGTTGAGGGATCAGCGACCAGCGAATACCGCCGAGAGATTGATCGAGCGGCTACACTGGCAGAGGAGTGCAAGAAAGGCAAGACCGAGGCCCAGCAGGAGAAGATTGACTACCTACTTGACCGCTATGCCCGCCGACTGGCTGACAATATGAACGCATCAAATCGCAACCGGGCATCTTGCCCGTCTGTCATGGTCGCCGGATGGTCTAACTTCCCCGTGCGTAAGAAACAGCAGCAACTCTCCCGTGACGACACCCTCATGCGGGAATGGCGGGATATTCAAGGCATCCTCGACCAGATTCGGGCTGTGGGTCACGGCGGTATCAGCGGCATGGATGCAGATGCGCGGGAGCGCGTACAGGCAAAGCTCACCGAGCGCGAGGTCATGCAAGAAAAGATGAAATCTGTAAATGCGTACTGGCGCAAGCACGGGGCGCTCGTAGGCTGTCCGGGACTTTCGGATAAGGAAGTTGCCCGCCTCACGGCATCGATCTCTCAGAGCGCGTCTACGGGGCGTTCTGAGCCGCCCTATCCGCGATGGGCACTGGATAACAACGGCGCTGAAATCCGCCGCCTGCGCTCCCGCCTCGCCGTGCTGGACGCACAGCAGGCGCAAGGTGATTCTGAGCAGACTTTTACGGGCGGTGTTCTGCGCATCACCCCGGAGCGGGTGCAGTTGGTTTTTGATGATAAGCCCGCCGCCGAGATACGCGATATTGTCAAGCAGTGGGGTTTCCGCTGGGCACCGTCTCAGGGCGCGTGGCAGCGGCAGAATACCGCCAACGGCAGATACGCGGCAAAGCAGGTCGTCAAGGCCATTGAGGAGGTCGCACAGTGAAAACCGGGAAAGCTATCAAGTGTTGTCCGCTTTGCGGTGGCCGCATTGTTGTCAGTGTCCTATATCAGTGTTCGCTCGACTATGTAATGCGGCAAGATGGGACAATCGGCAATCGGTGCAAGCGCGGCAAGAGTGTCCCTATGGATGCAAGTATTGCCGCCTGTGAGAACTACCGAGCTTGCGATGCCCGGTGGGAAGTCGATGACTTTTTTGTTGACAGCGATAGGCGCTTTTGGGACTATAAATATAGCAAGGAGGATGGCTGATGCCCTATTACAGCATTGAATACCATGGCAAGGCCACCGTATGGGCCGAGAATGAGCAGGCAGCAAAGGATGCGTACACCGATGACCCGTCCTGCGCTGGCCCAGATGAAGAATTTTATATCGATCATGTAGAAATGGTCGATGATGACGAGGAGGACAACTGAAATGGTTAAATACAGCAAAGGCGACGTACTAAATTGCAAGGCTACACTTGTAGCGCATCAAGTGAATGCGTTCGGAGTGATGGGCGGTGGTATTGCGGCGGCAATCTGGCCGTTGCTGACCCCGGAATCTCAGAACGCCTATGTGGAGAAATGCCGCCACAACGCAAAGCTCCCCGTAACGGAGTGGATGGGTAGCATCCAGATTTTGGACACAAAGCGCGAGGAGCTGAAAATCTGTAATCTGTTTACACAGTTCCCCGCCCCGGTTGATGGGTCGTTTGATTTGACCGCCTACAACTATCTGCGGCAGGCACTTGACCTGCTGAGAGTCTACGCCGTATTCAATGATTATGACATCGTGGGCGTTCCTGCCCGCATTGGATGTGGCATTGCTGGCGGTGACTGGGGCAAGGTTCAGCGCATCATTCACGATGTCTACGACGATTCCGGCATTACGATGCTGATCGTGGATAATCAATAATTCTCTTTGCATCGCGCCCGCAGGGCATCCTGTGGGCGCTTTTTGTACATATATGCTTGCTATATACATTTTACACAACATAGCCCGCCATTTTTGCCCGAATCTTTAGCGGATTTGTCTATTGTATATAGCAAGCATATACTATATAATAAAATCATCGAATGAAACGGCGGCTGCAACCCGCCAATCAGATGAAAGGAAAGAAAAATGACGGTTTTTCAAGAATTGACAAAAGGAATGAAGCTCAGCGAACCCACGGAGGACATCAAAAAGAACATGGTAAAAGTCTTTGAAAAGAATTTCAGATGCCCGCCATGGAATGACGTGTACGATGACGGGTGCAGGGAGTTCACCAGCTGCGAAAGCTGCTGGTTTGGGTACATAAACAGTGAAGTAGAGTAAAGGCTGCAAAAGCGAGAGCCGGACGCGATCCGGGAAAAGGAGTCGAAAATGAAGATTGCAACACTTGAAAAGATTCACGAGCCGCTGAAAAAGGAAGCTGAAATCCGCAGCAACCTGCAGGGCGCAGCATCTACCGCAGCCGCACCGCTGCTTCAGGCGCTCCTTCCGGCTCTCACGGCCATAGCCGATATGGTGGAGGAGGTGATCTCCAATGACCTACTGTGCAATTCGTCCGGGACCGTATGATGCTGGGGCATACATCACGGAATCCAACAATCTTCGTACCCTAATGCGGGCTACAACGCGGGCTGTGGGGCAAAGCGGAGAGGCGATGATATATAAGACGGAGGATTTGAGTGTCGTTCATGTTTCACCGTCCGGCACACAAGTCTACCGCCCAAAGGATGGAGTATTCCCTGTCGCTATCAAACACGCGCATCTTGGCTGGATAGATGTCAAAGTGGAGAAATAA